TTGTTCTCTTCAAAACAAGTAGCTGAATTTGCTAAGTCTCTTGGAATGACAAAAGATGAAGCACTTGAAGCATTAAAGGCATTCAAACAATTTGAAGCATCGGCAAGAATTGCATTAACACAGGTATTTGGATCAGAGGGTGTTTTTGATATTTTTGCAGGGGTTAAAGATAACGCCTCATTAATTAGTGCGTTACCTGGATTATCAAAAGAATTAAGTTTATCTCAAGCACAAATAGCATTAGATATTCTTAAAAGAGAAGGAGCAGTTGCTGCTGAAGATAAATTATTAAAAGGAATTGTAGATAAAAATAAAACAATTATTAAACAAGAAGCGGTAAAACTTAACTTTTTACAAAGACAGTTAAGTAAATTAAATCCATTTAGAGGTAAAGGATTATCTGCTATTACAAGTGGTTCTCTTACTATGGATGAAGCTGCTGAAAAACGAGGAGAGGAAGCTGAAAAAGATTTTCAAACTAAAGTCGCTGAAGCTCAGAGATTGCTTGATCTTCAACGAGAGTTTAATGAAGAATTAGAAAGGCAAGCAATTATTAAAGCTCCTGTTGATGAACTAAATAAATTACTTGATCCTTTAAGACAGGTTGATGCTTTAGGAAAAAGTATTGGTGATAGTTTTTCTGAATCTTTTAAAGGCATTATTAAAGGTTCAATGACAGCACAAGAAGCATTAAGAAATATGTTCCAACGTACAGCAGATCATTTCATAGATATGGCTGCACAGATGTTAGCAGCACAAATAAGATCAGGTATTTTTGGTATGTTTAGCAATATGTTTGGCAATAATTTTACTAGAAGTGCGGATAGACAAACTCCAACTTTAACTACTGAACAACAGGTATCACGTTTTACTTTTGGAAGAGCAGGGGGTGGTTCTGTTAAAGCAGGAAATGACTATATTGTGGGAGAACGTGGACCTGAGTTGTTTAGTCCAGGTGTATCGGGAATGATTACACCAAATCATGCTCTTGGTGGATCTACAAACATCGTAGTAAACGTAGATGCCTCTGGATCATCTATTGAAGGAGATGAAAAAGAAGGAAGAGAACTTGGTCGTCTTATCTCAGTTGCAGTACAATCTGAAATATTACAACAAAAAAGACCAGGAGGATTATTAGCATAATGGCTACATTTCCCTCAATAAAACCTACATACGGACAAAGAAAAAGATCTAGACCATTTACACGCACGGTTCGTTTTGCTGATGGATATGAACATAGAATATTATTTGGTTTAGCTGAACACCAAAATCCAAAAGAATTCACTTTTACTTTTCAAGTTTCTGAAAATGATGCAGACACAATAGAGACATTTCTTGATGCCCGTGCCAATGATTCTGATAGTTTTACTTTCACTCCTCCAGGAGAATCTTCATCATCTCAATTTGTTTGCGAAAATTGGTCTAAGTCGATACCATATAACAATAGAGCTACTATTCAAGCTACTTTTAGAGAAGTATTTGAGCCAAGTTCCTAATGTCTGTAGATTCAAAAATATTTAGTGACTTACAAAATATAAATCCGTCTGCAATTATTGAATTATTTACTTTGCAGTTAGATAGTGGTTTTCATGGTGCTACTACAATTTATAGATTTCATGCAGGAAGTAATTTAAATGCTAATGGAAAGATAGTTTGGAACAGTAATGAATATTTGAGATTTCCGATAGAAGTAACTGGCTTTGCTTTTCAGAAAGGTCAATTACCCAGACCTAAAATGAGAATAAGTAATGCAACAGGACTTATATCGGCAATACTTTTAACTGTTAATGAAACTACAACTGGTAATGATTTAACAGGAGCCGTACTAACAAGAATAAGGACATTAGCTAAGTTTATTGATGCTGTAAATTTTAGTGGAGGCAGTAATCCATTAGGAACTCCAGATCCTACTGCTGAATTTCCTATTGAAAAATATACTATAGATCGCAAATCTAGTGAAAATAGAGAAGTTGTTGAGTTTGAACTTGCTGCTCCCACAGATTTAGCTGGAGTAAGGATTCCTGGTCGTCAATGTACTAGATCAATTTTTCCATCTATTGGTACATTTTAAATGAGTTGGAAATACAAAGCACTACTTCATGCTCAAAGAGAAGATCCTAAAGAGTCTTGTGGACTTTTATTAAATATAAAAGGGAAAGAAAGATATTATCCTTGTCGTAATCTCTCAATGACAGATCATCAATGTTTTATTATTGACCCAGAAGATTATGTAAAAGCAGATAATACAGGTGAAATAGTTGGTGTTGTTCATAGCCACCCTATAACACCTCCAACTCCTAGTCAGGCAGATAAAATTAGTTGCGAAGATAGTAATTTACCATGGCATATTGTTAATCCTAAAACAGAACAATGGGCATACTTAGAACCATGTGGATATAAACCGCCTTTATTAGGTCGGCAATGGGTTTGGGGAATCACCGATTGCTGGAGTTTAATAAGAGATTGGTATAAAGAAGAAAGAAATATTGAACTTAAAGATTGGGAAAGACCTACAACATTAGAGGAATTTAATAATAAACCTTTATTTGAAGATTGTGCTTGGCGAACTAATTTTAGAGAACTTAGACCTGATGAAAAATTACAAGAT